AAAGCTGAATTAAGCGAAGTTGAGAAAGCACAAGAACAAGCGAAACAATTCGAAACTCAATTGTCCGAAATAACGGCACAACTCGAAGCTGAACGTAGCACTTCCCGCCAACAAGCGATTAAGAACGAATTTATTAAGGTAGCATCAAGCGCAAACATCATCGACATTGGCGCGGCTATGGCATTGTCCGATCTATCCGCGATAGAAATCGGCGAAGATGGCAAAGTCAATGGAGTCGATGTCGTTATTAAGACGCTTGTTGAAAATAAACCGTACCTGGTAGCGAAGAAGCAGCCGCAAGCTATCGGAACAGCTACAAATGGTGGTTCTGGCGGACAATCCGAAAAGACTGCAGAACAACTACTCGCAGATGCTGCGGAGAAAGCTCGTAAGTCAGGGCAGCCAAAAGATCGTGCAGCTTACGCACAACTTAAAAAACAACTTGGTAAGTAGTCGTTGACGCAATGTTTACGGCTTTTTATATTGCGCAAATTTAGCGCTATTAACTAAAACACAAAACTCGGAGGAATGTATATTATGACAATTTTACAGAATCAAATCGTAGGTAAGAAAGAATCAGTAACAGATGAGTTATTACTTTTAAATCCGCACCAAACACCAATGATTAGCTTAGTCGGCTTCGGTGATCCTGTTTCGCAAGTTGAGCATCAATGGTTTGAGGACGAAATGTACGCTGATGAAACAACAGCAACAGCTGCGGCAGTAGATGCAGTAAAAATTACAGTAGCAGACGGTTCTATTTTCGAGCCTAAACACGTTGTAAAAATTGGCGAAGAATTACTATTAATCACAGCAGTTAACGCGAATGAGCTTACGGTTACACGTGGATATGCTGGAACTACAGCTGCAGCCGTAACAGAAGGTGCTAAAGTCGAATTCCAATTCGTAGAAGGTGTAGAGGGCGCTGACGCTCGTAAAGCTCGATACAAATCACGTAAACGCGTATCTAACTTAACGCAAATCTTTGATGAAACAGTATCGATTTCTGGTACTGCAGCGGAAACGTCAGAGCACGGTATCGATGATTTATACGAATACGAAAAGCAAAAGAAATTATTAGAGCTTGCGTTACAGCTTGAAAAAGCAGTAATCAACGGCGTGAAGTACGAATCTCAAGACGGTAAAGTACGTCAAACTGGCGGTATTCGTAACTTTATTAAGACAAACGTTACTAACGCTAGTAATGCAGCATTAACGCTTGATATGTTAGGCGATGCATTCCAGGCTATTTATGAAGCAGGCGGATTCGCTACTGGTGGTAACTATAAAATTATCGTAGGTGCAAAACAAAAACGCGCACTTTCTGCAGCTGACGTTGAGAAAATTAATATTACTCGTCAAGATAACGGCCGCGGACAAGTTGTGGATCACTTCTTATCTGACTTCGGTTCAGCGGAAATCCTATTAAACAACAACATAGCTCCTGACGAAGTGTTAATTGTTGATGCTAACCGTACTCAAATTAAACCTTTAGGTAACCGAGAGTTTACTCATACGTATCTTGGCGTCAAGGGAGACTATGTCGAAGGCCAGATTGTAGGAGAATTTTTACTAGAGTTCCACCAAGAGAAGGCGCATGCTCGTATTAAAGGCTTAAAATAATAGCGAAATTGGCGGTCACGCACCGCCTTTAACGCATTATTAACGAAAGGAGCGCAATCATGGCGAAATACGAATCACACTACAAGTCGCTAGGCTTTTATGCTAATGGCGAGCTAAAGCGATTTAATAACGGAACTTACGCAACGGAAGATAAAGACGAAATTTCCGTATTAGGCGAAATGACAGACGCAATTCGCGTCGATGAAGTAGAAAAGACGGAGGCAAAGCCCGCAACCAAAGCGCCAGCTAAACGTACAGCCTCCGCCAAATAAAACGGAGGTGTGACATATGGATTGGAATTTAACCGAAGTAACCGATTATGTTACGTATCATGCGGTTGATAACGAGGACTTTTTAGCGTCTGATGATACAGTTAAGATTAGGTTTTTAAACGTTGGAGAACGTACCTTGCGTCGAGCATTTAAAGGTTACGCGATCCCAAACGAAGCGAGCTATTTATTCGCTTGTGTGCTGAACGCTAACTTTAACGATACTACCGTTATGGCACAGCGCGGCATTGCCGGATTCAGTATCGACGGCATTTCGTTTACGTTTAAGGATTGGGCAAAGAAAGAACTCGACGACTTAATCACAGATGATATTCGCGACTTAATTTCCGAAGCTAATCCGGACATTGACGGCAATAACGGACGCATAAAGTGGGTGACGCTGTAATGCCGATTATACCACTTAAACAAAAGGCTTCTGTACGTAAATACATCGCAGACAATAACGATGGTTGGGCGACTGATGATTACGCAGAGCCGATTGAATATGCGGTTAGAGCAACGGAGAAATTCGAAGTAGTAACGAATCAGCTTGGCGAGGAAGTAACGGCATCGCTGAAATTAATGTTCGATAAGATGCCTGACGTTGGCTATAACGATAAGTTTTCGTTTACTAACGAGCTTGGGTATACGTTCGAGCGCGAGCCAATATCGATTAAATACACACGGATGGTTAACGGCAAAGTAACGTTGACGTCCGTGTTTCTGTGAGGTGGCGCAATGAGTAGAAGTTTTTACGTTGAATCAGACAATTTGCCCGAAGTAACAGCGCACACATTGAGCGCAGTTGACAAAGGCTTACAAAACGGTTTAACAGACGTTAAAAACAATTGGAAAGCTGAGTCGGTTGATATTGCGCCATTAGATACGAGCAATCTGCGTAGACAAATCAAAGCCGAAGTATTTACGGAAGGTGACGGATCCGGCGTCGAGATTAGCGCTAATGCTACTCGCGGATCAAGGCGATTTAACTACGCCTATTACATCCACGAAGAGGATGCGGGCGGAGCGAACGTCAGCGGTGAGAAGAAATTCCTCGATAAGCCAGCGCAACGAAATCAGGAAAAGTGGGCGGATTGGCTCGAGAAGGAAATTCAATCCGAACTTAAAAAGGCGGGATGGTAGTCTATGGCGGACATAATCAAAGAAATCGATACGATAGGTGATTTACTGGCGTCTGTAGGCGTTACTCGCTTATATAAGCAAGACTTACCGTTAAAGTACGTTGCTAATACGATTGGCATACGATGGCAAGGCGATAGCGACTCAGATTTTACGCAAGCAGCCTACGAAATCAGCCGACCGTATCAAGTTATTTATTTCGGAAATAGCGAAGTAGATTGCTTAAATAAATCGAAATTAATTAGCGCTAGTTTGCGCGATCATCTCAAGAAGAAAGTAAAACTCCGAGGCTCTAACGACTTTATAACGTTTGAGTCTTTTTCTATGTCTCCGACTTTTAAAACGGAAACGGACGGAGTATATGCGGTTGTTGGCGTTCTTAGCGTTTCAATGCTCGAAGCTTATACGCAACCGACATATGAAAAAATGCAAGAGATTCACGCGGCAATTATCAAAGGAGGAATTTAATTATGGCGAATGGTGGTCAGTGGGAGGCTACGTCTTTACCTGTGCGTCCTGGTCTTTATATCAATTTCCGTGACGCAGCTATCGCATCCATTACGGGTGGCTCACGCGGAACAGTAGCAGTACCGATTTTTACGTACTCAGGCGGAACAGCCGTAGCAGGCAAGTTTTATACGATTGAAACCGTTTCAGACGGAATTGATTTAGTTGGTAACGCAAATGCAACGCCAATTACGCGAATTTTAGAAGGTGGCGCAAAAGAGGTCTTAGTTTACGCAGTGCCGGCGCTTGGTGAGGGTACAGCAACGGAGCAATACGCTAATTTGCGTGACGCACTTTCGGTACAAGACTTTAATGTCTTTGTATACCCGACTGTAATCGATGCTACAGAGCAAACGGCTACTAAAGCATGGGTAGCGAATTGTCGCGAGGAAGGCAAGCACTTCATGTACGTGGCTGGCGGAGACGAAGCGAGCGATGCGGATATTACGGCAGGCAATGCGCGTTCAGTTATTCTAAAGGACCCGTACATCGTCAACCTAGTAACTGGCGTAATCTTAGCGGACGGTACCGAAGTTCAATCGGCTGATTATGCGGCTTATATTGCAGGCTTAATCGCAGGCACACCGATTAACAAATCGATTACTTACGCTGAGTTACCGATTGCTGACGTTACTTTACGACTTAAAAACTCGCAAGTAAATACAGCGTTGACTAGCGGCTCACTCGTAATCATCAAAGACGGCAACAAAGTCCGCATCGAGCAAGGCGTAACTACCGATTCGAACGCTACTGAGCGTGGCAAAATCCGTACAACTCGCGCTGAACAGGCTGTAGCAACGGACATTCCAGCGACAGCACGCGATTCATATATCGGTAAAGTCGACAATAATCCGAATGGACAGGCGTCGTTAATCGCGGCAATTAAAGCGTATTTAGAGCTGATGGAGACGGATAACGTTTTAATGGATCCGGAAGTTGCGCTTGATCCTCGATATAAATCGGAAGGTGACAAAGTATTTATCGCAGTTGCCTATACAGAAGTAGACAGCATGGAACGTATTTTCCTGACGATTACTGTTTAGTAGTCGTCTTTTTAACGCAAATATGACGCAGGAGGTAATAGCGGATGGTTATGAAATCGACAGATGCCGTAAGTGGTACATTCGGTAAGTTAATTCTCGACGGCGAGTGGCTTACGAACGTCTACGGTGTAGAAGTTAATGGAGAAGTAAATTACGAAGATGTCAAACGTTCAGGCACGCGCGCCAAAGGTAAAAAGGCGATGGACTACGAATTTACTGGAACGATTAAATCTTACAAAATGAGCAACGAGTTTGCGAAGAAAATCGGTCAGATTACGGATGACAAGAAAGGCGCGTTTGTGACGGAGCTTATCGTAGCTTTAGAGGATCCAGAAAACGCGCCAGTGGGTGCCGAGAAAATTCGCATCAAAGGCGTGCAGTTTACGAATATTCCGGTAATCAACTTTGAGCACGGCTCGTTGGTTGAGGAAGAATTGCAGTTTGTCTGCGAAGGTTACGAATACATCACTACTTAACGCAACTTTGACGCAAGGGCTACGGCTCTTAGCGTCTTTTAAATTCGAAAATAAACTCAAATAACGGAGGTTTTATATATGGAGGCACAAAACGCATTACAAGCATTACTAGGAGCAAAGCCGGCGGCAGAAATTACAGATCAGGTGAAAATTAAACGTTTAGGTGCGGATTTTACGATTAAGGCACTTACTGGCGAAGATATCGATAAGATTCGCGATCAGGCTACTTATCCAGTAAAAAATGGCAAGAAGATGGAACAGAAGGTAAACGAAGAAGAAGTATCCCGCCTACTTATCGTTAAAGCAACAGTTGAACCTAATTTTTCTAACGCCGATTTACTTAAACATTTCGGAGCAGCAGACGCCGGAGAGTGCGTTCAAAAAGCGCTATTAGCCGGAGAAATCATGTCGTTGCAAGACGCAATTTTAACGTTATCTGGATTTAATGATGAGGAAGAAATCGAAGAAGCAAAAAACTAATTAAGGCGGATCTTGAGTCGCTCTTGTTACACCGTATATGGCAAGACAAACACAAGCTTCCGCATGAAATTTATTCGTTAGATAGACGTCATAAAAACTTCATCTATGCGTCTGAATTGCTCGTTATCGAGGAAGAAGAAAAGGCGGAGAAAGAAAGGGAGAGACAACGCCAGAAAGGAGGATAACGTATGGCAATTAATTTAACAGCCGTGTTTAAGGTGCGTGACCAAGGGAGCTCGCAATTGCGCCGAATACTCAATATGATGAACCGCATGACTAGTTCTGGGCGGTCAGCAGGCGAAAGTATGTCGAGAGCGGAGTCATCGACTAGACGTCTTGGGCGTGCGGCATCTTCGGCATCAAATAGCATGAACGGATTCTCCACGCAAGTTAGTCGATTGCACGTAAGTTCTAACGGGCTGAGCGCGTCATTGAGCGGAATGCAAAGCGCGTTAGTCGGATTGGCAGGCGCGTATTTAACGGCACAAGGCGCAGCTAAAGCGTTCGACGCGACGATTGGCGCTGCAGCACGCTATGAGCAGTCAGAAGTCGCGGTTAAGGCGATATTTAATGACGATAAAAAGTCTAGCGCTTATATGGATATGGTCGATCAGAAAGCGATTGATAGTCCGTTACTTAACTCTACCGACATGCTTTCGTCGTCTAAAGGTTTAGTAGCGATGACAAAAGACGTTAAAGACCTTGGCGAGGCGTGGTCCATCATCGAGAAATTAATGGTACTCGACCCAACACAAGGTACGGAAGGCGCAGCGTTTGCTTTAAAGGAAATGTGGCAAGGCGATGCTCTTTCTATGGTTGAGCGTTTCGGTCTAAATAAAGGCGAGCTTAACAAAATTAAAAAGATGAACATACCGCAACAAATCACGGAAATTAACAAATTGCTTGATGGTATGGGAATTACCGAGAAAACAGTTAATGCGATGGGACAGACAACTCTCGGATATTGGGCGCAAATTCAGGAGCGTGCCGGTAAATTCATGCGGCAAGTCGGAAAAATGGGTAACTCCAAATTAGGCGATACATTAGGTAAAATTGTAGAAGCATTTGACAGCGCAGATTTAGACGGAATAGCAGCGAAACTAGACGAAAAGTTAGCGAGTATAGTTGATAAAGCGATAGCATTCGGTAAATTCGTATGGGAATGGCGTGAGCCAATCATGTACGTTGTTGGAGCACTTACCGCAGCTATGGGCGCATTTGCCGTAGTTGGAGTTATTGCCGCACTAGCGAATCCAATCGCATTAATCGCCGCAGGAATAGCCGCCGCCGCAGTCGGGATCAAAGCGCTTTACGACAACAGCGAAGCTTTCCGCGGAGCAATTGACGGAATCGTATCAAAAGTATCCGAGCTATGGAGCGCATTTAAATCCGGCGGTGCGACTGGCTTAGTGAGTGCGCTATTCCCTCCGGATATTGCAACGAAAGTAAACGGAATTATTGAAGGGATCAAGACGAAAGTATCCGAATTGAAGAATGCGTTTAAGACTGGCGGTGTCGGCGGAGTATTCGATAACATCTTCGGAGATGGCTCGTTCGAATCGATTAAAACGAAATTCGAGGAAGTCAAAACGTATATTGCCGAAAAAGTGACGCAATTTGCTCCGATTTTCGAACAACTGGTAACAGCGTTTTCTACGGTATGGAGTACGGTTGGTTCGATTATTTCGAATGCATGGTCAGTCATTGAGCCGTATTTAAGTGGCTTTTGGAACATGCTTCAAGTTATCGGAGATGTTGCGATGATGGTATTTAATTACGTCATTGCACCCGCAATTTCGTTCCTAGCTCAGTTATTCTCGACTTTATGGGCGATTGCACAACCGATTCTTACCGCACTAGGCATAGCTTTCGAGGCACTATCTACTGTAATCAAATGGTTATGGGACAACGTATTAGCGCCATTTGTCGAGTTTATCCTAACCGGCGTTAAAAATGCGTTAGATAGCTTCTCAGGCGCACTCGCAATCGTTCAAGGATGGTTCGAAACGCTTGGCGGTTGGGTACAGACGGCATACGGATATGTTAAGGATTTTATCGGCTATCTAGGTTCCGTAAAATTGCCGGATTGGATAACTAGCGGAATCAGCTCGACAGTATCGTTCATAGGCGACGCTATCGGAGCTGGCGGAGGAAAAAGCAAAAAAGGCGGCAAGAAATCGCACTACAGCGGTCTGGATTCCGTACCATACGACGGCTACTCAGCACGTCTACACAAAGGCGAACGCGTTATGACTGCGAAGGAAAACCGTGAGTATTCGGAAGGCAACGGCGGAAATGGAACAGGCGGCATTTCAATCGCAAAACTTGCCGATCAAATCACAGTACGTGAGGATGCCGATATTAATCGCATTGCTGACGCACTAGTAGCGAAAATACTAGAGAAACGAGGGGTTACCGGATGAGTATAGAGTTTTGGCTTTCTTATAATAACAATGCGGAGAGTATGCGCTTGCCCGTTAATCCCAACGGAATCTCGGTCACATCTCCATTCGGTATTACTGACGTAGCAGTGACGCAACTTGGAGAATTTAGCGTTTTTGGTGAGCGCGGACTAAAGGAATTTACGTTTAGTTCGTTCTTTCCACGTGAATACAACTCGTCATATTGCGAATTTATGCGAATATCTAAAGCGCCTGTATACGTAAAGAAACTAGAGGAATGGCGTGATAAAAAGCGCCCTATTCGTCTAGTTGTTACAGGTACGAGTATTAATTTCCCTGTTACGATTCGCGACTTCGAGTTAGATTATGAACGAGCAGGCGAAATGGGCGATATTTATTACTCTATTACGCTAAAAGAATATAGGTGGCAAAA